ATCTGCGGCTTTATTGGTTCTGGCAAAGACACAGCCGCAGATTATCTGGTTAACTTCCATGAGTTCCGTAGAGACTCATTTGCCGCTACCCTCAAAGACGCAGTTGCAGCCGTATTTGGTTGGGACCGAGAGCTGCTTGAAGGTCGAACAAAATCTGCCCGTGAATGGCGAGAGCAAGTTGACTCATGGTGGGCTGAACGTTTGAAAATGCCCGAACTTACTCCGCGTCTAGTGCTACAGCTTTGGGGTACAGAAGTTTGTCGACGAAGCTTCCATGACGATATTTGGATTGCTTCATTGGAAGCACGACTACGCAACAGCCGTGACAACATTGTTATCAGTGATTGCAGATTCCCAAATGAGATTAAAGCCATTAAACAAGCAGGCGGCAAAGTAGTTTGGGTTCAACGAGGCGAACTACCAAGTTGGTATATTATGGCAGGCAAAGCCAACAATGGTGATGCATTTGCTGCAGAAAAACTTAAAAGCCTGGGCATTCATGCTAGCGAAACAGCCTGGGTTGGAACCAATTTTGACTATATAGTAGATAACAACAGCACAGTTGATGATTTATACAATCGTATTGCATCGATTGTCCAGTAAATTGTAAAATTGCATTTACCGGTAAATAGAGTCAGATTTAGCACTTTACGCTAAATATCTTCGTAGAGGGTATGATCCCTTAGATTACGGAGATATATAAAATGGCTCAATTAAGTTCCCCAGGTGTAAGCGTTTCGATCATTGACGAAAGCGCCTACGCATCTGCAGGCACTGGTACAGTTCCAGTTATTGTTTTAGCAACACGTTCTAATAAAACAGCACCAGACGGTTCAGTTGCACAGTACACCACTGCACCTTTCGCTAAGAAACCACTTATTGTAACTAGTCAACGAGAGTTGGTACAGTTATATGGTGAACCAAAGTTCACTATTGTTGACGGTACACCAGTACACGGTCACGAATTAAACGAATACGGCTTGCTTGCCGCTTATTACTACCTTGGTATTGCTAATCGTGCTGTTCTAGTACGTGCAGATTTAAACATGGAAGAATTAGAGCCACAAGCATCTGCACCAACTGGCCCAGCAACAAATGGTCAATACTGGTTAGACACAAGTGCAAGCTCATTTGGTCTATTTGAAGGTAACGGTACTGCATGGGTAGCCAAGTCAGTTTATGTTACAGATGGTACACCGGGTGTAGGCGAAGGCGCAATAGGCGACTACGCATTAGATGCAACCAGCACAGTTAAAATATTTTATAAAAAGATAGCAGCTAACGAAGGCGGTAGCGCCTGGGTAGCAGTAACATCTGGTAACCTAAGTGCCACAGTTACAGTAGCTCCTCACTATTCAGTTCCAACAGCAACAAACGGTGCTGTATGGATTAAAACAACAACGCCAAATGCAGGTTTATCTTTAAGCATTAAGAAATATAATGCAACAACAGAATCTTGGACAGCACAAAAAGTTGGTCCAAGCAATGTTGATCAATTGGTCACTTACATTGACAACGCCACAGCAACTACAGCATTTGGTTCTAAATTAGTAGCAAACAGTCTTTATATTCAGTTTGCAAACGTCAATCAGGCCAAATTTGAAATCAAGCGTTATAACGGTTCTGCTTGGGCAACACCATCTGTAAGCGCAAGTAACACAGCCCCAACTGGTGCATTACCAGACGGTAAATTATGGTATGATGCTGGCAGCTTGGTTGACATTTATGTTAAAACAACAATCAATGACACACCAGTTTGGAAAGTGGCTAGAGAAATTGATATAAACACAGAAGAGCCAACTAACCCAAATTTTGGTGATGTATGGGTTGATACAAACGACATGGCCAACTATCCATTGCTAAAAGTATATGATGGCAGTGAATGGGTAGCCAAGGATAATGCAGATCAAACAACTCCTGAAGGTGTTTTATTTGCGGATCTAACTCACACAGCAGGTGATACAAGTGGTACAGCAGGCGGCGCAACAGCAATGGATGATGAAGCTCCTAACCCAGCTTACTATCCAGATGGCATGTTGTTATGGAACAGCGCAGTAAGTTCTGGCAACGTAAAAGCCTGGAACGCCGTAGAAGGTTTCTGGCAGTCAGAATCTGGCAACGTTGACAGCGGCCCTAAAGCAGGCGCCCCTTACATGTTTGACAAAGCTCAACGCCGTGTAGTTGTTAAGCGTTTACAAGCTGCATTGACAAGTGGTGAAGAACTACGTGCAGAAACATTGACATTCAACGTTATTGCAACTCCAGGTTATGTTGAGTGTATTGACGAAATGGTTACATTGAACTTGGATCGCAAAGAAACAGCGTTTGTTATTGCTGACACTCCATTGAAGTTAAGCAACAAAATCACTGATGTTGTTAACTGGAGTCTAGGTACAGCGGCCGGCACAAACGGTGCTGATGGCTTGGTTACACGTTCAGGTGCAGCCGCAATTTATTACCCAAGTGGTTTATCAACAGACTTGAGCGGTAATGATGTTGCAGTTCCAGCAAGTCACTCTGTTCTACGTGGCATTGCATACAACGACCAAATTGCTTATCCATGGTTTGCTCCAGCTGGTTTAACACGTGGTGCTTTAAGTGGTATCAGCAACTTGGGTGTTGTCAACGCTGAAAATGAATTCGTTCCAGTGGCATTGAATCAAGGTTCACGTGATGCTCTATACGAAAAGAATGTTAACCCATTGGTCAACTTCCCAGGTCAAGGTTTATACATTTGGGGTCAAAAGACATTGTACCCATCAAGTTCTGCATTAGACCGCGTAAACGTTGGTCGCTTGTTGGCTTACTTGCGTGAGCGTTTTGACATTATTGCTCGTCCATTCATCTTTGAACCAAACGATCAGCGCACACGTGATCGTATCTTAGGTGTATTCAATGCATTCTTAGCTGACATGTTCTCTAAACGTGCTGTATATGACTTCTTGGTGGTTTGTGACGATACAAACAACACTCCTGCTAGAATTGATAGAAACGAATTGTACATTGACGTGGCCATTGAGCCAGTTAAGGCAGCTGAATTTATCTATATCCCAGTTCGTGTTGTAAACACTGGCGCGATTGCCAATGGTACACGCTAAATAACACTAACAGGAGACACATAAAATGGCAGTCAATTTAGACAAATTTAACGTAGACGGCGGCACTTCAGGCGTATTGGTACAGCCTAAGTTGTCATATCGTTTCCGTGTGTTCTTAAACGAATTCGGCATAGGCGACAACTTAGAACTAACAAGTCAAGTTGTTAGTGTAAGCCGCCCAAGTTTAACACATGACGACGTAGTGGTTGACGTTTACAACTCACGCATCAACTTAGCTGGTAAGCATACATGGGATGCTATCACACTAACAGTACGTGATGACGTTACAGGCAACGTAGCAAAAGCTATTGCCGCACAGATGCAAAAGCAAGTAGACCACGCTAACCAAAGCAGTATCAAAGCTGGTGGCGGTTACAAGTTTGGTATGGCAATTCAAAACTTAGATGGCGCACAGCCAGCTACAGTATTGGATGCATGGGAATTGGCAGGTTGCTATATCCAAAACGTAAACTACGGCGAAAACAACTATGCAACAAGCGATCCGCTACAGATCACCATTGCTATCAAGTATGACAATGCTAACCTTAATATTCTTGGTACTGAGGCACTTGAAGGTGGCGCTGGAGACAATGGTATTGACGCTTCATCAGCAGGTCAAGCACCAGCTTAATAGTACGCTTTAATTTAAAGTGATAAGTAAGTGTAAGCAGAAATGCTTGCCCTTACAAGGAGAAAGAAAAGGGCGAGAAATCGCCCTTTTCCATTGAATACATGGCATTTACAAACTTAGCAACAAAACTTTTATTGAATGGAATGCAGGTCAATTCTGGCCCGCTTGGCAACGGCTTTCCATATTTAAAATTTGCATGGGAGATTGAATTGTCTGTGGGCAGCGGTGGCGAGGCTGTTGGATTATTTTCCACTGGACCATTGGTGGCCAAGTCATGTGAACTGCCACGTTTCTCAGTTGAAACACAAGTTGTAAATGTATACAACCATAAAACCATAGTTCAGACAAAAATGAACTACGAACCAATTACAATGACTTTTTATGATCAAACCAACGACGTTGCAGAAAGTTTAATTTGGGAGTTTGTTAAAGGGCAATTTGACCCAAGTGATGCAAGTAAAAAAGTTGGTATTGCACCAATGGTTGTTACAATTAAAATGAAAAATCTAAGTGGTGACGGCGATGATAAAGTGTATACATTGACAAATGCATTTATTACTGACGCACAACACGATACACTAGACTATTCAACCAGTGATCCTGTGGTATGGACAATTACACTACGCTACGAAGATTTACAAACACAAGACTTTAAGGGCAAGACTCCTGGCGATAAAGGTGCAGGCATTAAACCATTACCAAAGCCACCAACTAAGCCATCTGTTAACAAAGTGCCAGTTACAAAGCCACCCAAGGCCGACGCTAAAAAAGATGACAATGTGTCAACAAATTATCAATACACAGATCCAATGGGCACAGATGACGGAGCAGCCATTATGGCAGTGGCCGGAAGCAGAACACAAGAAGCTCCAAAGAAAACCACAAGCTGGCCATCGCCACTTAGTACAAATAAAGACTACCCTACCAACGCTGCCGCGCCAGTTAAACCTCGTCCCAGTGACTGGAAAGGTCAGCAAGTATGGGATTCAAAGTATGCCAGTGGATGGAACCCTGATGGTACAAGCAAGCAAGCAACAAGTTCAAATCCAAGTACTGGAACCAATGCTGCGCCAACTGTTACTAAAACTCCTGAAGCTCCAGTTCACCGCCCACAATCAAAAGAATTAGTGGCTGCAAACAAAGAGTTTGTTAGACAACAAGCAGAATATGTAAAAGATGACCGAGGCATGAATCCTGAATACAAGAAAGCATATCTTGCTGGTTTAGAAAAATACCCACCACGATCTACAAGTCCTCAATCGCAAGAGATATCAAGAAAAATGGCCGAAACAGATGCATTACGTACTGCACCAAGATATGCGTCGCAGACTCGTACACAAAATGCCGACGGCTCAATGACCGATAGACATGTACCACAAAGCACAAACAACAATGCCGGTACCACCGCCTCGCAAGCAAATAAAGAACAACAATATGTTAACAAAGGCAAAAAGCCAAATGATACTTTTTAATCATGTCATATAAAGTAATACCTCAAGTTGAATTTGATCGTGCAGTACAACGTGTACTTGGTGTAGGGCTTGGCCGTACACCAGCAGAAAATGTTGTAATGGCATTGTGGAAAGCCAGCATTGATTTAGATTTGAATTTTAAAATTCTCATTGAGAAAACAACAGCCAAAGGTACACTGGATGTTGATCAATTAATCTTAGATCACATTAATAAAAACTTGCCAGACACAATTCGTTATAATAAAAAAACAGCAGTAGCAGTTTCACCAATAGCACATAGAGAACTATAATGGCCAACAACTACTCGCAAGGATTCTACACTGTTTTGAATCCAGAGAAGTATGTGGGCAAAGGCACACCTAAGTATCGCAGTGGATGGGAATTGACTTTTATGCGATTCTGCGACAATCACCCAAGCGTAGTAAGCTGGGCAAGCGAAGCAGTTCGTATACCTTATAAAAATCCTTTCACCGGTCGAGATACTTTTTATATTCCAGACTTTTTAGTTACATATCAAGTCAACGGCGTTAGACGTGCTGAGCTGATTGAAATTAAACCTAAGGCACAGGCTGTTATGGAACTCGCTCGTAGTCAACAAGAAAAGATGGCAGTGGCACTCAACATGTGCAAATGGCAAGCTGCACAAATATGGTGCAAGCGCATGGGCGCACACTTCCGTATCTTAACGGAAGAAGACATTTATAACAACACTAATCCAACACGCAAACGCCGCAAGTAAGTCATAAGTAAGTGCATGACGAAGAAATTAGAAGAAGTATTTGGTTTCCCACCTATTGAGGAAGCAACTACTTTGGACCACACTTTACCAGAAGTTTCTGAAGAAATTCAGGAACAACTTGATGTAGCCAACGCTACCATTGACATGGCAAACCGTGTTGATATTGCATTGCCGACCGTAACTGATATGGCAAGTGCAGAGCGTGAACTAGACAAGTTAGCAAACACCGCGCAAGAACAAAGTGAGCGTTTGATGGATTTGGGATTTAACGTTGATGATAGAAATGCAGGAAAGATTTTTGAAGTTGCTGCCCAATTGCTTAAAACAGCAGTTGATGCCAAGACAGCCAAGATAGATAAAAAGCTAAAAATGGTTGAATTGCAATTGCGTAAAGCACGTATGGATCGAGACGAAAAGAACTCAGATTCTGGTAACGTATTAGACGCAACAGAGGGCGGAATTACAGGAAATCGCAACGATATCGTACAAGCAATCCTAAAGAGTGTCGGTCATAATAAATAGTCTTATGAGAGGATTTAATTATGCCCACACTATTAGAGTATATTAATCAGTTACAGCGCGAACACCGCTACCGTGTTAAAATGGCTTTCCAGCCAACCGACCGCCAACTTGAAAGTTTAGAGCGTCATATGAAAAAGTATGATGCACTAGAAGTTGGTCGTGCAGAAAAACTAATGTTGCAAGCCCAGCCAATGGACTTTCCAAAATTAGCAGGTCATGAAATTGTTATCGTAGATGTAGTAACACGTTTACCAGTCAGCCCTCCAGTATTGGAAGTAGAATTGAGTAACATGTTATCCGTTGCCAAAGGCGCATTGAAAGTTTTTGGCCGCGACGAACCAGTTGAACAACAGATCGAAGCAGAAACCAATGTGAATACAGAAGCCAAACTTTGTTCTGACTATTCTGAAGCAGAAGCTAATGCGGTCAGTGCCGATGAAGCTGCCGGCGACAAGTACAATCAAGAGATGTTAAACGCCGAAGACAAAGCTGGTAAAGAACGTCGAGCAAACATTACACAACAAATTGGTAAAGTAACTTCAGGTCCTGACTATACAGGTCCAGCTGATGGCAAGACTAGCCCAATCGGCACTAAACAAAATAACATTGCTGTTCCAGGCAAAGGAGATAAAAAATGAAAACAACTAAAGTAAATGAAAGCATCCGTATTGCCAAAGAAGGCATTGGTGAGTGCTGGGATGATATGGCTGGAATGACTGGTCAAACTCCTGAAGGTCAAGGCGACGGTCCAATGTCAGTGACAATTAATATGCCAGGTAAGAACATCAGCGTTACAACAGACAGCGCAGATGAAATTGCTAATATTTTAAAATTAGCAGGTATTCAAATTGGCGGCATGAGTGCTGATGGTGAAATGCCAGCTGAGATGCCTGCAGAAATGCCAGGCGAAGAACCAGCAGTTATGTACGTTGGTGCCGAACCAACAGCCAGTGGTGTACCTGGTGACAATGATGGCGATGGTGACCACGACATGCACGATCACGAAATTGAACATCAAGATCACGAAGACAGCGAGTCAGCCGAAGAAGAAGCTGCTGAAGACGACGAAGAAGATGAAGTTGAAGAAGCAGTTGGTGATAAGTCATACACTTCTAAAGGTGGTACTGTTACACAAACAGCAACAGGCTTAAAGCACCAAGCTGGTTCTGGCGTATACGGCGGCACTGAAACTGATGATGAAGAAGAAGCTCGTAAGAAAGCTGACGATGCTGCAGCCAAGAAAGAAGTTGGCGAAGCTGTTGAAGAGTTGGACGAAGAAACAGCACGTATTCTTCAGTTGGCTGGTGTTACTAACGAAGCACAAAGTGCTGCACAAAAAGCTGCATTTGCAAAAATGATTGCCAAGAAGAACGGCGACAAAGCAGATGACAAAGTTGAAGAAAAAGACAACAACAAAAAGCCAGATGCTGATGGTGATGGCATCCCAGACTGGGCAGACAAGAAAGATGATAAAGAAGTAAAAGAAGAAGCTCCTGCTACTAACTCTGTGTTTGGTCAAGGCGTATACGAAACAAGCTATGCTCGTATTTTAGAGTTAGCAGGCTTAGAAGAAAGCAAGTTAATGAACAGTCCAGCTGGAACATCAATGGATGAACCAACTGTTTATGACAGCTTACCATCAGGTAATGGCACTGGTAAAGGCCGTCCTGACTTTGGTGCAAATCGTGCAAACGGTCAAGGTGAAAACCCAATGGGCGATGGCTCACACACAGTCAGCGTTGAAGAGCAGTTTGAACGTGCAATGGGCGAATACCGCAAATTTGTATCTGAGACAATCAGCCGCAAGAAGTAATTAGGAGGCCCTTGTGGCAACTGAAAATACTTTTGTTAAGTCACCTTTTAAAGTAGAAAAGTTCACGGACGCACATGTCCGTGAGCTTGCCTTATGCGCCCAAGACCCTGTTTATTTTATTGACACCTACTGTTGGGTACAACATCCCACAAAAGGTAAAGTTCGTTTTGAACTGTTTGACTATCAACGCGAACTTATCATGTGTTATCATGA